GTCATCCTGCTGACCGCGTTTGGCTCGGTGACGATGATGTTCTTGGAGTCCGTCAAATGATACCCGCCGCACTTGCCGCAATCCTTACGCCGCTGCTTGGTAACGGGTTAAACCTCGTCGCCAACGCTGTCATGGCGAAGGGAAGGGACTACGTTGAGCAAAGGTTGGGCGTAAAACTGAAGCCTGATATGTCTCCCGAAGACTTGGCGAAGATTCAAATCGCACAGATGGAGCATGAGGAAGAACTGCTTAAATTGCGTCTGGAAGAAGACAGGCTTGACCTTGCGGAACTTGGGATGTTTTTAAAAGACACAAACGACGCACGGCAGCGTGAGGTGCAGATTGCAAACTCTGACAAGGCTCCCCTGCTCAACAAGATTGTAACCCCCGTTCTGGCGTTGTCTATTTTGCTGTTAACCTTTGTGCTGTTTGGCGTGGTCATGTTCAACGACACCCCGTTAGAGGCAAGCCGCAAGGACATCCTCATCTACATCCTTGGTGTCTTGTCTGCCATCGCCAGTCAAATTGTGAGTTATTACTTTGGTTCTTCGCAGGGCAGTAAGGACAAGTCCGACCAGTTGAAGGGAGCCATGAAGTGAGCCTTGTCAAAGAACAGGCAGCCTTCCTGTTGGATGTTGCCAGACTCATCAACAAGGCGACGGAGTTGGGCTTCGTCGTAACCGGCGGGGAGTTAGCACGCACAGTCGAGCAACAGGCTATCTATGTAAAGACGGGTCGCTCCAAGACGATGAACAGCATCCACCTCAAGCGGTGCGCCATTGACCTGAACTTCTTCAAAGACGGAAAACTGACCTACGATATCCCGGCATTGACCCCGGTAGGCGAGTATTGGGAAAGCCTCAATTCAGAGAAGAATAAATGGGGTGGTTTCTGGAAGTCGTTCAAGGACGTTCCGCACTTTGAGCGCAAGGTGTGATGGCAAGGAAGGAATCGAACCTTCATTCACGGAGTCAAAGTCCGTTGTCCGACCTTTAGACGACTCGCCAGCCGTTTACCAAGTATCCCGATATCCTCTGCTGCATCGCCAGTTAGGGTGTGGCACGCGGCTCCATTCGTAATGCCTGCGTGCTTCTATGTTCCGAAACCAATTTATGAACCATCTGACCATAACGCCTCCACGCTGTAAGACTGTGACGGTGACTTCCAATCTTTAGGCGGCTCACCTGACAGGTGGCTCGAATCAACCCAATGCAATCGGTTATTTGGGTAAGCGATAAACGGCCCAGCCTCCAATTTGATGATGTGATGGTCTTTGGATTGGTCGCTGACCTCTGACCAGCCCCCGTTGTGCCAGAACACGCTAAAGACATACACCCCCGGTCGCCATACCCCGTCCCGTCCTCTTGCTCGGACACGGTGACTGCGGAGAAACTCCATCTCCCTGACCTCGGCATGACGGCTAAACGAGTCCCACCAACAAACGAGTTCTAAAGCCATTGGGGGGCATGGGCGGCTGACAAGGGCATGGATAGGCACCCTCGCCCACTGCGCTCCACACGCCGCCATAACGCTAAACATGGGTACTCGGGCAACTTCAGCCCGAAACCCGAAGATGGTACAGGGGGTAAAATCACCCTTGCCCGTCTGGTGGTCATATAGGAATTCGTTGCGGATGTAAGCCGGGACATACGGCGTATCGACCATGAAGGTCACAGTAGTCCCTCCCGGTTAAGTTGGGCGAGAGTTCGCGCCATGCCCTCAAGGTGCAGCAGGCGTACATAGTCGCGGTCAAGGTCGGTATGCGCCCTGCGGTCTATAGCGTCGTGGCACGCACTACAGGCCCATGCCCCAAGTACATCGGGCGACTTCATGCCTATGCCAGATACCCCGGCAAGCCTGTAGTGCGCCAGCACAACCGTTTCAGAATTGTGGTTGCAGACCTCTGGGATACGCACCATGCAGCCTCGCCCTTTTGCTTCTTTACGCAGTTTCATACGACGGCTCCGGGATGACGATGCCCATGTCAAGGCACTTGGTTTCAAGGAACAGCAAGTAATCGCTAAACTCTTGTTTGGTAAGCGCAGATGAACGCTTGAGCGGTCGCATACGCTTTCTGCCAAACCCCTCTAGCGTCTCCCATCCAAAACACTCACCCAAAAAATAGTCGTGTAAGTCGTCACGCTGCCATCCGCGCAATGCTTCACCGCCACCATCAAGGATTGCCGGATACACAACTCCCCACAGGAACTTGTTCTGCTGATTCGTGCGCGGTTTGCGCCATTCCGTAACCTCCACCGCCCATGTCTTGAGCGGGTCAAGGTTAGACACCATCCGCGCAACGACAGATGCCATAGCGTCAGGTCTGGTGCCTCGCGGGAAGATACGCTTCATCGTTCGGATGCTCTCACACGCCCCGCTGCCTGCTTCCACTCGTAGGCGTATTCAACATTTTGATGATTGTCGAACCACGGCCCACCCTCGGTAAAGTGTACGCAGGTCGGGTCAGATACCTGCGACCTTGTATTCCACCCCTCCAGATAATTGTAGGTCGGCGGTAACGCACCGATGTGCCGGTCGTTTACCCACATAAATCTGTGCAAATACATCCCGGTTTCGGTGTTTACAATATCAGGCGTTAACGTTTGCATCATCGGGTGGTCGCAGTTGAACCACATGAACGATGACCAGTTCTTGCGCGGATATTGCCGTTGCGCTTGACCGTCCATCTTTGTCAGCGCGGTAGGTTTGTAGTCATGCTGGACACACCAAACAGCAATATCAGGATTGTTAAAGTCAAGCAACGGCTTCAGGCTTTTGCGTACCAAAAAGTCGCAATCCATAAACAACGCCCGACCTTTAAAGTTGCACAGCGCAGGAACAAGAAACCGCGAGAAACTAAACTCCGTCGCTGATAGGGGGTCTGGTTCGCGCCAGTACATCCCCATTTCCCGCAGGTCATCCAGTCGCAGCGCCAACACCTCTGCATCCATGTGCTCAAGGATGGAGGCGCGTGCAACCTCGAACGCGATGTCCTCGCGGCTATCGTATCCGATGAATATTTTCAAAACGGCAAATCCTCATCGTCTTCAAACTGCTCCGGGTTCTTCTCTGCCATCGTTTTAGGACGCGCTGCCTGTTTCTGCTCAAATTTAAGCGACATGAAAGCATCGCCGGTTTTAGTGCTGCGTCGAATCCACGCGCTAATGTTGAGGTCAATGTTGTCAATGACGGCAGAGCCACGGTAGTCGGGAGCCTTCTCATTGCCGCGCTTTTCGTTCTTGAAAAGCACGCCGCGCATATTGTTGTCGTATTCTTGATTCACAGGGTCACCTTTTCCAGTTTGTTAAGTTTGTCGTCTAACTCTTGCAGGAAAGTAGTTACCTCCTGCTCAAGCATCTTGATGTAGTCGTCATCACGCGAGACGCGCACGACTAGTAATTGCAGTCGCTCGTTAAGACGCGGGTCGTAGGATACGAAGTCGCACCACGGCTTACCGGCACACGCCATCTGCCACTGCATTTGCGTCACATACTTCTGCGGCGGTTTGCCGTCGAAGATGTATTCCAGATGGGTCGCGGTGTTCGGGCATTTGATTTCCACCAAACCCTCCTCGGCAAACCCGTCAGGGCTGGCACCAGACATCGCAACAGTCGGGTGGTCTATAAAGCCTACATCCTCAACCAGTATCCCGGTCTTTGCTGCGTAGGCGGCTTTGGCTTGCGGCTCGGTCTGGGTACCCCATTCCATCGCTGCATTGGTGAACCCTTGTGCCTTTTGACCTGTTAGCCGCTCAACCACAAGGTCAGCCATGTAGTTAGCGCGACCTGCGCCATAGCCGGTCTTAGTCTTGGCGATGACATCCGCAACACGCGATGCCGTGACCTTGCCAAGCCGTGCGGCAAACCAATCGTCTGTACGCTGTTCCATTACAGTTGCTTCTTGCGTGCGCTAAACGCATCCATGTGGACGGCGCGGATGGAAGCATCAAGCGACTTGAACAGGGCAACGAGCGCAGCCGCGTCAGTTACAGCCGCAATCTGCGCCAACACCTCGGCGTTAGGCTCTGCTTTCTCGCCTTCTGGCAAATCTTCACCGGCAAAAATGTAGAGAGCCAAACCGTGCATCGCAATCGCTTTTGTAAGGCAACGCATGGTGGCGGTGTTCACGGCAAAGGCATCAGGGTCAACGATGGCGCGATTCCTGTTATCCATCACAGGCAAGATGCAGGTTTTGTCGTTGCCCTTAATTTCAACGCTGACCTTAACCATCGCCGTGCCGTTCCGCAAAACCATGACGGGACTGCTGTCCCACTCATGTGCAGTCCATCGTGCGCCGGGGTCAATCTTCAACACTTCAGCCCATGCCCACGCCCACGACAGATAAGACAGGTTGCCTTTCTTCTCAACGTGGTCGTTGACATTAATTTTTAGAAGTTCTGACATTTCTTGCTCTCCTCAATCATTCGTTTAAGTTCGCGCCGCAATTCGTTGTGCCGGTCAATATCGGCTTGCGTCCAAGTGAAGATGACGGGTTCGGTGTAGTACCGTTCCTCGCACTCACGCTGCTGTTGCCAGTCCATCAGAAAGTCCTCACGGCAAGCCACGCAAGGGCAAGAAACATGGCGAACAACAGCAGGTACAGACCAACGGTTTTCATATTGACCACTTCGCCATTTGCAGGGCTTGAAACATCAGCCGTTGGTTGGTTCTGGCGCAGGTCACAAAGGCTGCGCGGATGTCTGCGTGCGCTCGTGCGTGTTTCATCGCAAGGTCACGGGCTGCTCGGGATTCACCTGCTACGATTGCCCATCTGATTGAGGGCGGCAGGTGTTGGGGGATGGGTCGCATATCTGTTGCTCCTGTTTGTGTTGGTTAGTGTTACGGGCGCGGACGAATCATCGCCATCGCGTCGCGCACATCTTCCGCGCTGCCAACGCCTTTGCTGACGG